TCTTTGTTTCGTATGGTGACACCACATCTCACTATGAAAGACATACCTATGATTGTTGTGAATCACACATATAAAGAGATTGGTATGTTCCCAAAAGACATTGTTGGTGGTGGTACAGGATCATATTATTCTGCTGATAACATCTTCATTATTGGTAGACAACAAGAAAAAGAAGGACAAGAAATTGTCGGTTATAATTTCATAATTAATGTAGAAAAGAGTAGATATGTTAAAGAAAAATCAAAGATACCTATTTCTGTATCCTTTGACGGTGGTATTAGCAAGTGGTCTGGTTTATTGGATATTGCACTCGAAAGTGGTCACGTAACAAAACCAAGTAACGGCTGGTATTCTCGTAGAGATGAAGATGGAGTGTATGAAGATAAAAAATATAGGCTGAAAGATACAGACACCAAAGATTTTTGGCTTCCTGTATTAAAACAAAAGTCCTTCCGTGAATTCATTGAAAGCAAATACTGTATTGCAAATGGAGAAATCATTTCCGATGATGAAGTGGAAGAAGTGTTTGATGTTGAAACTACAAATGGAGTGTAAAATGACAGAAGGAATAGACTATTGTTTCATCTATCCAAAAGATGATCCAGAATCAGTACACATTCGTTTACTAACTGGCAAATACGAAAATACAGTATTCAAATATGGTAAAGTAAAGTTTGAAGAAAAAAATGAGGATGTGTATTTACTTTTTGCTTATGATGTGTTAGAATCTACAATTGATACACCTAAGAAGTTGGAAAAAGATATAGACTTCAAAAATTACTTAGGTGATTTATTGGTACAAATCATGTCGGGCAATCTTGAACAGGATATTATTGATGAAACTGGAACAGACGATACTAAAGAATCTGATTTACAATGATGAGTATTTACGAAAAGTTATTCCTTTTCTAAAAGCAGAATACTTCTCAGACAGAACCGAAAGAACAATTTTTGATGAAATAATATCATTCGTATCGTCTTACAACTCTCCACCAACGATTGAAGCTATTACACTTGCCGTCAAAGAGAAGAAAAATCTTACAGATGACCAAGTGACTCAATGTGAAACGTATCTACAAGAAATTGTTGAAACTTCAAAGGAGATTTCAAAAATCGACTGGCTCCTTGACAAATCCGAGATATTTTGTCAAGAAAAAGCGATTTATAATGCCGTCTTGGCATCTATTTCTATTCTTGATGGAAAAGATAAAGCACAGGAAAAAGGAGCTATTCCCAAGATACTCGCAGACGCATTGGGTGTAGGTTTTGATACAAACATTGGACATGATTACTTAGAAAACTCTGATGAACGATATGAATTTTATCATAGGAAAGAAGAACGTATTCCGTTTGATCTTGAATACTTCAACAAAATTACAAAAGGTGGCCTTCCAGCTAAGACTCTTAATATCGCTTTGGCTGGTACCGGTGTTGGTAAGTCTCTTTTTATGTGCCATGTTGCCGCTGGCTGTATGGTACAAGGGAAGAATGTTCTCTACATCACAATGGAGATGGCAGAAGAAAAAATTGCAGAACGAATAGACGCCAATCTATTGAATGTGACCATTGATGAACTTACATCGTTGTCAAAAGAAATGTATGATAAGAAGGTGCAAAGAGTAAGAAATAACACAACAGGAAAACTTATCATCAAAGAATATCCTACCGCAGCAGCATCTACTGTACATTTTAGGACACTTCTAAATGAACTTCATCTCAAACGTAGCTTCACTCCTGACATTATTTTTATTGATTATCTTAATATTTGCGCCTCTGCAAGAATCAAAGCAGGAGCAAATGTCAACTCATACACCTACGTCAAATCCATTGCCGAAGAACTGCGAGGTCTTGCAGTTGAGTACGGAGTACCAATCGTTAGTGCTACACAGACTACAAGAAGCGGATTTACTTCATCTGATCCCGGGCTCGAGGACACAAGTGAGTCTTTTGGTCTGCCAGCAACCGCAGACTTGATGTTTGCTTTGATAACATCAGAAGAACTTGAAGCATTGAATCAGATTATGGTCAAACAATTAAAGAATCGTTATTCCGATCCTACAACACACAAGAGATTCGCTGTTGGTATTGACAAATCAAAGATGAGACTGTATGATGTTGAACAAGCGGCACAAGATGGTATTGTTGATGCGGGTAAAGTTGACGATAAACCTTTGAATTCATTTGGTGAGAGAGAACGAATGTCATCAATGAAAAAGAAGTTTGGTGGATTCAAAGTATAAATATTTGATTATAACCTAATTCCTAAAACGACATGAGTGCAGCATCAGATAAATTTGAACAAGATGTAGCAAAAGAAATCAACAAGCTACCAGGTATTAAGGCTTCTAGACCATCAGTTGGTACAGATTTCTCCGATGTTAAAGTTGAATATAAAAACATAAAGACTTGGGTTGAAGTTAAAATGTCTCATACCGACAATTTATCCAACCCTAGAGTCTATTATGAAAAAGGTCAATGGAGAACAACATACAAAACGCCTACAGCCTTTGCTGCTGTAGAAATTCTGAACAAGTCTCAAGAAGCAAAAAAATTCATTGATGCGATTTCTAAGTATTCTGGTATACCAAAAAAAGATATTAAAATTCCTACAACGAAGTCGGGATTGAAAGAACCTGGTGCAGTTCCGCTTCATGTCATGAAGTCTTTTTTTGATCAACCAGGAATCAATCGTTATATTGCGAATGACGAAAATCGTGATCTAGGTAAATTAGTAACGGAACATTACACCGAAGGAAAAGCTGAACCCGCATACTACATGCAAGCAGGTGATGACTTCTATAGAGTCTCAAATAAAAATCCTTTAGGACTTGATACAAAAATTCCATTACTGAAAGGATCTGGTGATTTTAAAGTTCGTGTTGCTACTCGTTCAGAATTTTATGAAGTTCAAGCAGAAATAAAAATCAAGAAAATGCCAAATAGTCCATTCTCTGTTGCACCGAAAACAAAAAAAGATAATCCTTTCATGGGAATGAAAAAATGAGTTTATCATATGATTTTGATAAAGTATTCAAAGAATACCAGAATGCTACTGATGATTTTGGGTTCTCTGCCGTATCAGAAGAAGAATACAATTCGGTAATAAACAAAACAGCAGAAACAGCAGATGATTATAAAACACGTTTGAATGAAGTAGAAAAACTTATTATACCATTCTTACAAAAGTTATATCAAACAGCAGACAAAGAATACATTTATTGGCCAAACAGAAAGCCAGTAATAGAAAAACAAATTGAGAGGATATTAAAACTCACCCGTGGATGATGTTGACCTAAAGGTATAGGAAATGTCAGACGATATCAAACCAGATTTTAAAAAATTCAAAAACAAAAAGAAGCTAACAGTACCAGAAGAATTTCTAGATAATGCAAAAAGTTATGAAGATAAACAGATGCTCGTAAGAGTATTGACAGAAAGAGAAAAAGGAAGAGTTCTATTGATAATGAAGTCACTTTTGGCTGATGCAGTAAAATCAAGAAACCGAAAATGAAACAATTACTTGAAATGCTACCCAAAATCTTAGGCATGATGCCTGAGATTGTGAAATACATAAAGTACATTCCAATAATTATGGTGTTAGCGGGTATTGGTTATGGAGTGTATTATGTAACAAAGAACTACAGAGATCCTTACGTGTGCTATGATAATGAAATCTATGAACAAATATCAATCACATCAGGTGTTTATAAATTTAAAGGTGGGTATTGCATAAGCGATAAGTGAGGTTATTATGAGTGCAGTGGTAATTATTCCGACTACTGGAGCTGATACAGTAAAACGCTCCATTGAAAGTGTTTTATCCCAAACCTATCCGACAACTTGTTATATTGTCTGTGATGGTAATCAATTCAGAGGTAAAGTCAAAGTTATTGTTGACAACTACCTATCAAATAAAAATATTAAACTCTGTTTCTTGCCAGACAACGTAGGTGCTAATGGATTCTATGGCCATAGAGTTTATGCTGCGTTCTCCCATTTAGTTAATGAAGATTACGTTATGTTTCTGGATCAAGATTGTTGGTTTGAAGATAATCATGTTCAGTCCTGCGTGAACACAATTCAATCTAAAGAATTAGATTGGACGTATTCTTTGAGAAAAATTACCGACAAAGATGGAAACTTCTATTGTAATGATGACTGTGAAAGTCTTGGTAAATGGATAGCATGGACAAATACACACCATATTGACACAAATAGTTATTGCGTTCGTCGTGAAATCCTGATAAGATTAGCATCTACGTGGCATGGTGGGTGGGGTCAAGATAGAGTGTTCTTCAATACAATAGCAACCAACTTTCAGAAGTGGGATTGTACAAGAAGATACACAGTCAACTACAGAGTTGATGGTAATGCAGGTTCTGTGACAAAAGGATTCTTTGATCAAGGTAATAAAGTGATGCATGATTTTTATAAAGGAAAACTTCCTTGGCAAGACAATTGATAGTAGGTAAAACTAGTTTTATTGGTAATGAACTAGCTAAACTGAAAAATTTTGATATTGTAGCATACAAAGATATTCATCATGTTGACTTTTCTCAATATGATGGCGTTATCAATTGTGCATTGAATCCTGTGTTTAAAACTCAAACATATGATGAAAAAATTGATGTTGATTATGAGATAGCAAAACTTGCGTATGAAAATAATTGCCATTATGCAATGATTTCAACCAGAAAGGTTTATGGATCATCATCAGAACTGAAAACATATACAGAAGAAAGTCCTACAAATCCATTTGACTTCTATAGTGAAAACAAATTGATTTGTGAGAATAAAATTCTAAATGAGTTTGGGGATAAAGCAGTCATAGTCAGAGGATCTAATTTGTTTGGATTTGAATTGGGTAGGCAATCTTTCATGGGCTTCTGTATGGATCAATTGAAGCACAGTGAAAAGATTGTATTTTCAATTAGCGAAAAAACAAAAAGAGACTTTATTGATGTGACTACATCAGCATGTATGTTAGATAAAATTTTAAGAAGAAAATTGACAGGAATATATAATTTAAGTTCTAACTATGGTCTTGAAATAGGCAAAGTAGCAAAACATTTAATTCGTGGTTATGGTAAAGGTGAGTTTTTATGTACCAGTGATGTTGTCAAAGAGCAGTTCATCATAGACAACACAAAACTAATCAAACAGCTCAAACTTATTTCTCACCCATTTTATATCACAGGTATCATTGAAAATTTAGGAGAAGAATTGTGCAAGATATGATCATTAGTGCCGTGTCGGAATACAAGTACGACAGAATGAAACATTGGGTGAACTCAATCAAGAAGTGCGGATTTAAAGGTAGAATCGCAGTCGTTGCATTTAATATCACAGACAATACAATTAGGAAACTAAAATATGAAGGTGTTGAGGTTTACTTAACAACAAATCAAAGAAACGAAAAAGATGATGGATACTTGTACGCAAACGGAATAACTTATCACGTACCAATGCTTAGACATTATTTTTATTGGGCAATATTGTCTCAAATGAAAGACATTCGTTATGTCATTTCTACAGATATATCTGATGTTGTATTTCAACTAGATCCTTCTGTGTGGTTAGAAAATCATCTCGGCGATAAAAAATTAAATTATGGATGTGAAGGTCTATTGTACAAAGACGAAACATGGGGAAATCAAAACATGATGGAATGTTTTCCTCAACTATATCATCACATGAAGGACAGACCGATCTACAATGCCGGATCAATGGCTGGCGAGTTTGAGATGTTTAAAAACTTTTCATTAGCTGTTTCTTTGGCTATTAACAATATTCCACATCCAACTCCAGATCAAGCTGGTGTTAATGCTATGTTATCAATCGAACCATATCACTCACTTACCAAGTTCAATGACCACGATACAAATTGGGCATGTGAATGTGGGACTACTGTAGACCCAAATAAAATAGAACGATTCAGACCCCATCTATTGAGTCCTGAGCCTATCTTTGATGGGGAGTATGTGTATACAAGTAAAGGCGAGAAATATGTAATGGTACACCAATATAATAGAGTGCCAGAATGGAAAGAAAAGATTGAGAAAAAATATGGATAATGATATTTCAGTAGTTACAGCATTCTATGATATTGGTAGAGGTAATCTACCAAAAGTAAAACATGGTAGAGAGTTACCATTCTATCAGCATAGAAGTGTAAATCAATATTTTGATTTTTTCAGTAACCTAGCTAAACTTCAAAACGAAATGGTGATTTACACAACACCCGATTTTGAAGATAAAGTTAAAACTATCAGAAAAAATGTTGGGTTGGAAGAACTGACGAAAGTTGTTATTGCAGATTCATACCTACCCGAAAGATATGAACTAATTAAACCTATGGTTCAAAAGGTAATGGATGATCCCGCATATTATGGTAAAGTGGTGAATCCTCAACTGATTGAATATTGGCATGCCGATTATGTTCTTGTCAATATTTTTAAAGCCTGGTATGTTACTGATGCAATTGAGAAAGGTCTGATAAGTAATGATCTTACTGCATGGATAGATTTTGGTTATGTTCGTGATGATAAAACAATACCAGCATCAAATCGTTGGACTTATAATTTTGATCGTGAGAAAATTCATTTCTTCAATCAATATACTATACACAAAGAAAGACCGATTGACAATATAATCTATACAGGTGATGTTTACATTCAAGGATGTCATATTGTAGCAGGAACAAAGAAATGGGAACTTCTTAAGCAATTGGTTCTCAAAAATCTAGAAGTTCTATTACAAAATAATTTAATTGATGATGATCAAACATTATTGCTCATGTCGTATCTGACAAGCCCACAAGATTTTCAGTTACATATTGCTGATCCAAACGATTGGTTTAGAATCTTTAGAATATTTAATGATCAAATATGATTAAAATATATTCGCCAAGAATTCATAATCTGGGAGATTTTATGCATTGTCTCCCAGCATTATCAGGTCTACATAAAAAACTAAAGTATAAATTCTCATTTGTCATTTGTGATAGGCTAGAAAGATTTGTTGGTATAAAAGAATTATTGATGCAGCAAGAGATGTTTGCTGAAGTAAAATTCATGCATGAAG